GATATAGAGTTATTCAGACAGGAGTACCCTTGTAATGCTTCTGAGGCATTTCTCACCACCGGAAGAAGTGTGTTTGATAAGAAAGCATTACATGCCATGCAGTTGGATTCGGAGAAGCGTGTAAGAGAGACACCGCCTTCTTTGTTTAACATTCCTGTTAAACAGAAGAAGGATACCGGAGTAAATCGGTACTATTTGGAACGTGCGGAAGATGAGGGTGAGTTGATTGTGTGGACACCTCCGCAGACGGATAGGGAGTATCGTATAGGGTGTGACGTTTCAGAGGGCATCGAGATCGGAACAAGGGATACAGACTGGAGTGTCGCAGTGGTCTTGGATGCATTGACCTATGAGGAGCAGGCGATCTTGCGGACAAGGATAGACCCTGATCTGCTTGCATGGAAACTGGTGAGTCTGGGCCGTTGGTACAATCAGGCTTTAGTGGCTACGGAATCCAACAATCATGGTTTAGTAACCCTGAAATTCCTGCAGGAGATCCACCAGTATCCGAATCTCTACTATGACAAGATTCTGGATGAACGGAGTAACCGCGCTACGAGGAAGCTTGGATTCAAGACTACACTGAAAACGAAGCCTGTGATTATAGATAATCTGCGTGAACTAGTGAGGGAGCGTGAGATTGGAATCCACAGTAAGACTGTACTGGATGAAATGGCGAGTTTTGTGTTTCAGAGCAACGGCTCGATGAGTGCGGCAACAGGGAGCCACGATGACTGCGTTATGAGTTTAGCGATTGCGGCATTTGCATCAAAACTTTATCCAGGCAGGACAGGGTGGAAAGACCAGATGCATGTGGAGTCTAAGAAGCGGTATTCGGTGTATCAGGCTCCTGGGGTTTGATCTGGGACTGTTTCCAAGTATAGAACATATCATAGGGTAGGACACCCTTCTGGGCGTTGCAGGACTTGCAGGAGATCACAAGATTCTCTATATCCTGCTTTGCTTCTCTGGTTTTTAGTTCAGAGCTTGGGACTTTGTGGTCTATAACAAATTCGTCAAGGGATACGCTGTTTTCACAGTAGTGACACGGCACTGAGTCCGCTTCTAGTCCCATTGCCCTCATCCAGAGGGTGATGTATATCCTTCGGTTATATCTTCCTTGTTTATCCTGACGTTTAGACTTCTGATTCCAGCGTTTCTGCTGGCGGCACTTCTGTGAACAGTACTTCTGAGAACCCCACTGGTCAATGAATGGCTTCTGACACTTCTCGTTGAAGCACACCCTCTCGATCTTGACTGCTGCTTTAGGCATCCTGCCTCCAATTTAGTCCGTAAAAAACTAAATGTTAGAGCTTTACGCCTTAAAAACAAGTTATTGCTTGCATAACTTTAGAAGATATTGCCTAATTCAGGCGATTCTCCTCGCTAACTGGGGTGGTTTTCATCCTTCTTTCGCCGCCCCAGTATCGAAAAGAAAGTTATGGAAAAAGATAGAAATGAAGATGAAGAGGCATTCATTGTTGATATCACCCTTGGGCCTCAATTTGAAGAAGTGGAAGCCCAGTTACAGCGGATTTCCTACTTCTTAGAATCCATAAACAACAGCCTTATCAATTTTGTAGATGCACTCAAAAAGCACGAAAAAACGTGACTACAAAAAGGAATATGCGAGGGATCATGCCTCTAAGAAGGCTAAAACTGAACGTGCATCGAGAAACAAAGCCAGAAGATCCCTCACAAAGAGTGGGCGTGTCAAAAAAGGTGATGGAAAAGATGTCGATCATCGAGATGGGAATCCCAGAAACAACTCCAAGAAAAACTTGAGGGTCATCAGTAAATCCAAAAACAGGAGCAAGAAGTGACTATTGCAACAGGAAAAACCTTTTTACCTAAGAACCCTGCACCAGTAGAAGAGAAGCAGGAAGAAAAGAAACCAGCAAAGAAAGAGGCTAAGAGTGAAGTACCTAAAGAAGAAGCTTCCAAAGAGTAGAGCAGGAGAAATCCTGGACGAACTCGGCGGTGGCCCTAGAGGATTCTCTAGGTCAGCAAAGATTAAAGAGGTACAGACCAAGCCGAAGAAGTCTTTGATGAAACAGAAGGTCAAACCTAAAGACACTAAAGTCTTCGATATTATTAAGTAATGGCTGAAGAGCTAGAAGAAGTTACTGAAGAAGTAGAAGACGAAGAGGTAGAAGTAGAAGTCCAGGTCACTGTTGCTGACATTGATGATGTTGGCAAAGCGATTCAGGAACTCTACGAGAACGCCAAGCAGTATCGTCAGCCCTACGAGGAAGTCTGGGATGAGGCTTATTCTGCCTATAGAGCAGAGTATCCATCCAGAATCCACAAGGCTACGGAACTAGCCAATGAGCGCGGTATCTTCGTTAACCTGACAAGGCGAAAAGTTAACTCCGCAAGAGTTAAACTTGGAGCATTGTTATTTGATGATGGACGGATTCCTTTCTCCATCACTCCTTCTCGGAAGCCTCGCTTCTACCCACAAGATGTACCCAGAGACCTACCTCCAGCGGACCTAGAAGATATCCTTGCCCAGAGGGCATTGGGTATGGAGAACCGCATCAGGGACATCCTGGATAAGACTGGATTTCTCAATGCGATGCTGGACTCGATGTTTGACCTCTGCCTCTACGGAACAGGATGTGTCAAATCACCAGTCCTGAAGAACCTCAACTTTCCTGTTTACAAGAATGCGATGGGATCAGACGGAATGTTTTCCGTTGAGTCCCAGATAGAGAGTGAGTTAGTGCCAACGACTAGTTATGTAAGTCCTTGGAATTTATTTCCTTCGCCAGAATCAACCTCAGTGGAGGATGCAGAATACATCATTCAGCGGACCTATATGAGCCGGAATGATCTTCTGGATCTGTCTGAGGAAGACGGCTTCCTGCCAGAGGTTATTAATGAATGTCTGGAAAAAGGTGGAGACTATAACTCGGTTGGCACTGATTCCAGTCACCCTGTCAAGGATGATGAATATCATGGCGATGAGGTGAAGGAATTTGAGGTACTGGAGTTCTGGGGAAAGCTGAATGTTGATGATCTGAAGGGACACATCGATATGCCTGAGAATGCTCAAGGGTATATGGATGTATGCGTTTGGCTCATTGGCGATAAGGTGATCAAGCTTGCAGCCAATCCTTTTGACGGAAAGAAGCCTTTTGCGGTCAGTAGGTGGCAACGCAGACCGGAAACCTTCTGGGGAGATGGGATCTACTACGCAATCAGAGATGTGCAAGCCCTGACGAACTTTGCCTACGCCATGATGGTTGAAGGCAAGACTTTGTCTGCGACACCAATGACTGTAGTGAATCCTTCGGCCCTAGAGCCAGGAACGGATACAGAAACAATCTATCCTGGTAAACAGTTTAAGATTCGTGCAGGCAATGCGGTTACCGATGCTTTTTCCAGCGTGATCATCCCTGATGTCACCAATGGGTTGGGATCGATGATTCAGATGCTTGAAAGAGAAGCAGATCTGGATTCAGGCCAGACTGCAATCGGCTACGGAGACCAGAGTCCGAGTCAGACAAGGACTGCCACCGGAATGTCGATTCTGAACAGTAATGCGAATAAGCAGACTGCAGATGTGGTGCGGAGTATCAGCGATATGCTGACCTCATGTATATCCGGTATGTACCACTGGTTAATGGTAGATTCAGATGAGAACGAGATCAAAGGAGACTATGAGTCAGTATCGACTGGATGGACTCAGTATGTAGCAAAAGAGATTCATAACAGTCAGTTGCTTAACTTCCTCCAAGTGATCGGAAACCTTCCGCAGTTACAGAACTACATTAACTTTGAATCGTTTACTCAGCCTTTAGTCCGCGCGTTTAATCTGGACCCAGAGAAAGTTCTCAAGACAGAAGAGCAAGTCCAGATGGAACAACAGCAAGCCCAGCAACAGCAAGCCCAACAGGCTACTCAAGCAGAAGAGTTGAAACTCAAGGCATTGCAGACAGAACTTGGTTTGCGGTCTCAGTTTGAACGGAACAAAGCAATCCTTGATGAGAAGAAAGCAACGTCTGAGGATATAAGGCAGTCCCAGATTGCTGAACGTCAAATCCTAATGAACAAGGGACAAGTTCTTAATAACCCAATACCGGATTACTATTCATTCTCCGCTCTTCTAAATGAAGAGAAGGAGATGAAGGCGATTGAGCAACAAAGGCAGCAACAGATGTTGCAACAGCAACAGGCTATGGCGGCTCAACAGGCACAACAGCAAGCGATGCAGGCTGCACAGCAGTCAGCGATGAATCAACAACAGATTGCAGGATTACGCCGGCAGGCTTCGGAAATGGCTGAAGGAGTCAACGAAGAACTGGCTGGTGGAGCCACTGGACGAAACTTAATTGATCAACAAAGAACTGATCCAGAGGCACGGTGATCCTCAAGCCGTTTATCGTCTTCTAAACGATAGAGGTTGGAAAACTTTAGAAGATGCCGTAAAGGAATTGATAAGACAAGAACAAGAAGTCTTGTCACAAAATTTAGTTGTCGATGAGAAATCGGCGGCAAAGCACAACCGGTTGGTTGGGCGAATAGAAGTCATGAAGGAACTACTAAGTTACCCTGAATTGGCTGTGAAATAACACTATCGGACCTATTGATTGAGCGAACAACCAAATGAGGTAAGTAAAGACCAGGAAACTGACACTCCAGAACTTACCGATGATGAGATTTGGGAACAAGCTGGCAAAGCTACTGCAGAAGTTACACCTGACCCTGAACCTGAACCTGAAAAGGTGGAGGAAGAGGATGAGCAGGAGACTATCGAGGTTGAAGAACCAGTTGCTGAAGAAGGGCCGTCTGACTCCGATTACGAGGTTGCGGAGGTAGAGGCTAAAGTTGAAGAAAAACCTAAGCACGATTACGAGAAGAGGTACAAAGATCTTGAACGTGAATTCCACAAGCGGAACGAAGAGTCCGCGAGGATGCGTGGAGAGTAGCAGGAGCTTCGACTTGAACGGCTTGGGTTAGAAAACAAACGTAGCAAGGCCCCACCGGAACCTAAGAAAGCACCTGAGCCTGATCCTTTTGAGTTAACTCCAGAGGAGCAGGAGGTAGCAAAAGAGTTTCCTGACATACTTTCCGTGGCGCGGAAACAAGCACTACGAGAACTGTCAGCAAAAACCAAAGAGCTACCACTGGACAAACAGTCCGAAAGGATTGAAGAGCTTGAAAAGCGAATTCAGTCCTACCAGGAGCAACAGAAACGTGATTCAGATCACTTATTCATGGTTCAGAACATTGGTTCTGATTACAGGGATATAGATAGATCTGAGGAGTTTTACGATTTTGTCATGTCCTCTCCAATGCGTGAGCGGATGATGACGGAAAGCAAAGATCCAAAGGATTATGTTGCTGTGATGTCTGACTTTCTCGGAACTCCTATAGGAAAGGCTAAATTTAGGCCGGACCCAGTGGAAGAACCGCAAGAAACTAAGACTAGCAATGTAGTTAAACAGCAACGCAGAAAAGCTGCCAGTGGACTGGTCAAGAACAGTGCGCCAAGGCAGGAAAAACGAGTCGAAGATATGTCCCCAGATGAATTGTGGGACCACATTAAAGTATAAAGGAGGCCACTATGGCTATTAATGCAGGAACCGGAACACTAACCGGAAGCGCGTATGGTGATTTGTCTGCTCATGATGCTTACACCATACAGAAAAAAATGTTACCCATCGCCAAAAGATTGTTAACTTTTGGACGATTTGCTCAGAAGGAAGTTAAAGCCCAAGGTGAAGGTTTAGAAATCCGTCACAGAAGGTATGAAAGATTCCCTATTGTAGACACACCAGTCGCAGAGGGCATCACACCGGAATTTGATGTTTTACAGCAGACTACACTCAAGCACACGCTAGAGCAATTTGGATCTTTTGTTAATACAACTGATGTTCAAATGGCTGCAGCTTCGGACCCTATCGTTCAAATTATAACTGAACGTCAGGCGCAACAGTGTGGCGAAACTCTTGATTTCCTCAGTTACAAAACTTTTCGCGCAGGAACCCAGCGTGGTTTCTCAAACGGAAGTGCAAGAAACACACTTAATACCACCATTGGTGGAGAGAATGGAACACTGCCTACCTCAGTAGCGGCTACAACTTCTACTTTGGATGCAGCTATTCGTACTTTAGAGCGTAACGATGCAATGAAAATGATGGACCAACTAAATGCCGATGATGGTGTTGGAACATCCGCAATTCGTGCATCCTACATTGCTATTTGTCACCCTGATCTAAGGGTTGACCTTGAGCGCATTCCTGGCTTTGTTTCAGTAGAAAACTATGCTGATCAAAGTGATGTAATGGATGGTGAAATGGGATCGGCTAGAGGTATCCGATTCATTGGAACCACTCAGGCTCAGAGCTTCAAAGGAGCCGGTGGTTCATCCACTAGTGTTGTTAATACCGGAGGTTCCGCTGACGTTTATCCTGTCATTATTATGGCTCAGGATTTCGGCGGTTGTGCAACTTTAGGTGGAAAAGATTCCATCAAAAGTAAAGTTGTCGCACCTAAGCCTGGACCAGGAGACCCCCTCGGTCAGCGCGGAACAGTGGCATGGGAGACTTTTTACTCCTGTATCATTCTTCAGGATCTGTATTTGTACCGCATTGAGTGCTGTGCATCTGCAATCTAATTGACTTAAAAGTGGCTCCAATGGGGCCACTTTACTCTTTACATAAAACTTAAATTATATTTTGAAAGGTAATCATGGATTCTATCCAAGTTAGAGCTTCAAATATGCCCCAAACTTCGGCGCATACAGTTATTAATTTCAGTGACACTATTTCAGGTGGAAGTTTAATTGCTTCTAAGACCTACGACTTTGTTGTGCCTCGTGGGACAATTGTAGATAAAGCTGTAGTTTTGTTTAAGACACAGTTTGATACCGGCTCTTCAGCTTCACTCACAATTGGTGATGTTACAACCGGAGATGCCATCTTAGCGGCTACAAATTTAAAGACCCAAACTGCTAACTCTTTAGTAGAGAGTCCAGTAGCAAAACGCTTCCATACTGTACAGGCATCTACCGATGGCGATACCAATGAAAGTGTATATGTAGTTCGATACACAATCGCTTCAGCCGGTGCAGTGCCTACTACTGGTCAAATGATTATCTGGTTTGATTTTAGATTTGATCCAGATACTGCATATGTCACCAAAACTTATGGTGAGACTTCTATAACAGAAGTTTAATTTAATTGAGGGGACATAACGTCCCCTCTTTAACCTTTTTTGGACATAACGTAAATGCCAGTTGCTGGCGGTTTAGTTAAGCAAGAACGTAAAGGCGGTCCTGTACTACAGGAAGCCAAATTATCCGGTGCTTATAAAGAAGCAGGACAAGGTGTTTATACCATCGTCAGAGATGGTTTAGAGATGGCAAAGGAGGCAGAACCAACTGCGACTCCAACCGAAGGATGGTGCATAGTCGAGATACAACATGGGAGAGAAGCCTGGGACAATGGCCCAGTACCCATCACTGTCAACTCATGGACCATTGTAGCACCCAGAGGGAAGCCTATATTCCTGCCAATTGAGCATCTCAATGTTTCATCTGATGCTGTAGAAACCAAGTATTTCCAACCTTCTATTACACAAAATCTTCAAGCTAGGCATGGAAGACGATTCGAGTTTCGAGTCATTGCTTGGCCCAAGGGATACGACAAGAAACAGTTGGATAACGCAATGGAAAGGCATCAAGTCATTGAACTTGATCAGTGAACAGACAAGAACTTAGGCAGAGGGTTGAGGATTACTTACAGGACAGGGACAACAGACGTTGGACAGATGAAGAGCTTAATCGTTACATAAGCGATGCCCAGCGTGAGTTCATCCGTCTTGTAGGTTTTCCGCATGTAACGGCTGAAGTTGAATTCTCCGATGGGGTTCCTAAAGCCGGAACACTTTCCTCAAACGGCAAGACCGCAAAAGTTGTTACTTCAACATCTCATGGTTTACTCACCGGAGATGCAGTCTATATCAACAGATGTGATCAAGCTGTATTCAGTGGAAGCAAAGTAATAAGGAAAGTAAATGACACTACATTTACCTACCCTATTGCGAGTGC